GTGCCTGTTGTGTTTACTGTGATTCTTGCCATTTGATTTCTCCTTGTGTTAGGCGTTATGTGTTAAATTCTAATCTTGTTAAATTAATTGTCCAGGTATGTATAGCGGCTCTAGTAGGTCCATATGATAAGTTTTGGTTGTACGTTCTTTGAAAGTAACCATCCATTAACTGCACACCATCGATATTGTTAGTAACTAAGTCACCAACGATATTGCATATTTGTGCTTCATAAGGATCTTGCTGAAATGAAACATAATTAACTATTACAGTATCAGTTGCATCGTAGATTGCTCCACAATATTGAATTGCTAGTTGATTTGTGCTTCTTGCAGTTGTAATAACATTGCTTACATACAATCCAAATCTAACAGCACTGATATCATTTGGAAATTCGTCATAAATCGGAACGTTCCATGCTGATGGTACAGTTAAAAATAGTGCATCAATAATCTCTTGTTGTGAAACAAGTGGACTATTAAGTGCAGTGTATGTTTCAGTTGCCATTAAAAGAATCTCCTATCTCCGTTGAAATAATCAACGTCTGCCGTCCAATTTTCCTCTAGTTTTGTAGTGGGTCCGTCTGGTGAGTCTCCGTATAAGTCATAGAAGTTCATTAACTGCAATGCCTTAATCCATTCTCTATCGCAACGATCCATAGCAAAATCATAGTTTTGTTTGTCTACTTCATTCATGTTAGATACGTCAGTAACTAATGATTCGTAGAAAACTAATATGGCACCAAATGTATCTAATCTAATCAATGTCTGGTCATTTTTAATGAGTTGACTAGGATTAAAACTAGATATTAGTGCGCCATTAGGAAGATTGGTATAATAATATGCACCAAGTACAGTGTCGCAGTATTTCTGCCACCATCCAAACTCTAACTTATAAAGCCACTCTTGTGAAGCAACTTTAAAGTAGGGTTCCCAATCAACGTTCAATGAAGCCGCTCTACGCTCCGCGGCCGGATCATAGAACGCAATATCTCTTGATGTTGCATTTGAAATTCGTTGATAGGGTACTGACATATTATTTTCCTAGACTTAATTTAATTACTGTTGAATGTTAATTGCGCCACCACGACGTTGGTCACCAACGCCTGCACCGAAGTAACCTACACCAGTCAACCAATTCTGCAAACCACCTGGTACTTCACCAATCTTGATTTGTAGTCCTTCTTTCATAACAGTGAACATAGCACTGTCACCAAAGTAAGCACCTACGAGTACTGAGAAAGGACCAGAACCTAAGAATGTACGTGATGAAGTTTGCAAGAATGTAGTGAACATAACCATACAGCCATATACGTTTTCAATCTTACCAGTCATTAGTAATTCATTACCAAGAGCAGATAGGTTAGAACCACCACTTTGTGATACTGCACCACCTGTTAACTCAGCCAATAAACGATTCAATGAAGAACCTGTTTGACCTGCTACTGCACCTTCTGCATCACCATTGCTATCTAAAACGATAACTGGTGAACCTGGCATACGAGCAACTTTGAAGTTTTGCTTAATTAAGCGAATTAAATCAAGTACTGATGCGGCACTGAAACCATTTGTTCCACCTGCGGCTACTGTTACGTTTGTACCAGACTCTGCAAGTTCCATAGCGCCTAATTGTAAGACACGTACAAAACCGTCAGCACTTGTTGGGTAGTAAGTGTTACCTGGAGTTGCTTTGAAACCAACGTTAGCGCCTACTGGGTTAGGAGTTGCTGGGTTAGCGTTACCAATGAAACCTGCTGTTACTGATTGGTCAACTTTTTCAGCGAATGAGTCACCTAGTTCAGCACCTAATGTAGCAGCCAATTGGAAACTTGTTGTCCATCCGTAGAAGATGTCAAACGCTGTTTGTGCAACTGCTGGAGTTGCTGTAATACTAGATTGTGTCAATGATGGGTTTTGAACTGTAGCATCACCTGTACCAAATGTACCACCAGTACCGTTAGGGTTGTAATTTTGATAAGTGATAGGTGCAAAGTTAGGTACTAAGAATTGATTACCCTGTGTTGGGGCAACAACGTTAGTCATATTAACTAGACCTTGAGATTCGTGCATAGCACGTAGAGCGAAACTTGCAATAGCGAATGTGAAGCCATTTGCTTCACCGTTTGCGCCACCTAATACATAAGCCATGATATTTTTCCTTTAAATTAAAATTGTTGGCAATTTCAGAGTATTTTGTGACTTGGCAATGAACTTACTGCGGTGACTCCTAGACTTTTTAAGCCTATATTCTTACCTAAACCATTGCGTACTGCCCATTGGTTAAATGCCGCTGGGTCTTTGCTATAGTCTGGTATCGAATCTTCCGGTGCACCAGCAAAATTTCCTTGTCCAGGTCGTAAACCTGATCCAGAATTAGAATTACTCTGTTTTAGTAGTTTAGGATTACCCTGCGCTACTTCCTGTACTAATCCTTGGATTGTTAGAGGATTACCATCCATACCATAACGTTCTTGACCTTTGCTATTCATTATGCTATAGGTTCCATCACTATTCCATTGAATATTGCTTCTGACCTTTTGTAATGCATAATCTAACATGTCATTATCGAATCTATCACCCATTGCCTTTTGTATATCTGAATCTAGTTCTTTTTCACGCAATCTTTGCTCTTTTACCTGCAAGTCTTGTTGTAATTTAGTGAACTGTTCATGTAAGTCAGTGGTTGTAACTCGACTATTTGAACGCTGTTGCGTCTGATTATCTTCTGTTGGCTGTACGTTGCCACCGGATTGTGCAGTAGTTCTTGCAATGAAACTTAACGCCGCTTCAACACTTTCAAAATTTTGTCCACTTGCTTGACCAAGTGCATTCAATAATGAATTTGTAGTGCTTTTACGAATAGCACCTGCATTTACTTGTTGCTCGCCACCTTCTTGATTTGCATCTGACTGGTTTGCATTAGTCTGGCTGTCGTTGCCAACGATAACTCTATCCATTTAATTTTTTCCTTATTATAACGTAATAACCGAAGTTGTAATGTATTTATACTGGCTTATCTACCAGTGTTTAATCCTGCTAACTGTACTGCAACTGCTTGTTGAGTATAGTAACTCTGTCCCATTGGCGTTACTGGGGTACCAATACCACCTAGTAATGATTGATTGCCTGGCTTGTAGAAGTTTGCTTTTGCTTCACCCATGCTATTACTTGCGGCTTGAGTTTCTTCATAATCATCATCTTCTACATAACCTTCTGGTATTGCACCTTCGCCTGTAATGAATACTTGACTATCTTCTTGAGTCATTAATGTTTTTACTGAACTTGTAGGTAAACTATCAACATATGCTTGTTGATATTCTGGAATGTCTTCTGCTGGAGCAAGCATACCAATAATTTCTTTTGTAATCAATGCTTGTATAATATCATTGTCACCAACTAATGCTTTTGCTTCTTTAATTAGAGCCATACGATAATTTGTATCGTGTGCTTCATAGTCTGTATTGTAATTGATTTGACCTGCCCAACGCATACCCATGTAACGTGCGGCATATGTAAAGATTAAGCCTTCAGTAACTTCCATAAGTCTTGCTTTACTCTTTGCTGTTCTATGTAGTTGCTTGCGTTCTTCAATGATTGAAACGCCTGAAGCAATTTGGTTCTTACTTGTGCGTAAGCCACCTAGGCCTGTTAATGCTTCAATTTGTTCTAATATATCTTGTTGTGCTTTAAGAATCTTATCAACGTCACCTGTATCTACACTAATGGCTTCTACTTGACCTTGCAATGCACGAACGATTGCACCTGCGTGTACTGGAATGCTAATGCCCTTTTCAGCACGAATGATTGTATGTGCAAACTGTAGTGCTGTGTACTTTTCACATTCTAGTTTGTAGTATTCACGCATTGCATCACTCGCGGCATCAATATCACTTACACCTAAATCAAATGTTCTTGGGTCTTTACGACCAAATGCAATGAATACTGGTATGCTCATGCCTGCGGGAAACTCTCCAGTACCTGTACATAATGATTCGTCATCTAATTCATTAGATTGTTGTACAGTCTTTGGCACTTCATAACTTTTCCAATAACTAGGATTGTTTGCATCTCCTAGGTGATAACATTTAAGATAATAGTTTTCATCATCTTCCATTTCTTTAATCTTAACATATTGTAATATTGGTTTACCACCATACCACTCGAAACACCAATCCCATACGTTCAATGGGCTGATGGCACACGTATAAGGTCTACCAAGATTCCCTTCTGTTTCTTGAGGCATGTCCACTGCTACCCAACAGTGGCCAAAGATTGATGTCAGGTCGCCAACTTGTTCCATGAAACTTGTTAGACTTCGTGTTTGTAAATCACAATCATTAACAAACAAATCGACCCAATCACAATTGTTTGGATCGATATACTGACCTAGTGGTGTGGCAAACTTTAAATTGCGTTTAACACCTGGCTCAAATAATACATCATTGATGGTGTCAACAATGTAACGGCATACAGGTTGTGCTACAGTATTTTTAATTAAGTCGTTCCAAAGAACACTATCTTCACTTGGGCGCTTTTTACGCACATCTTGTTTAAATACATAGCCACCTAAGTATGCGTTTTGATATCCCAACATCTGTTGATAGATGGCTGAGTATACTGAATTTCGTTTTAATAATTCTGAATTGTGCATTGATGTGGTTCTCTCATCATAATGATGGTTATATTCTATTTATGCTAACACTTTTATGTTTGCATTTGTCGCCATGATATCTTTTATAACTATTTGTTGCAACTAACTGTTTGCAGTGTTCGCACACTACTCTAGGCATTTTTACACCTGTTCTTAGTCCTGGAGTACCTGGCTTCCATCCAAAAGGTCTATGTCTGCCTTTATTAAGCATATCAATTGTGTTTTGTTTGCGTGTGCCTAAACTTAAATGAGCAGGATTAATACAACAGGGATTATCGCAACTGTGCATCACAACTAAAGTTGCTGGTATTAAAGTTTGTGTATGTTCTTCATAACTAACTCTGTGTGCTGTACGCATATGTTTGCCGTCACGTATCATACCATAACCAAGATTGTTTTTACCACCTTGCCATTCCCAGCAATTTGTTGTTTGGTTAATTATAATTTTGTCTAGTAATCTATCTAATAATGATAGTGTTGTATCGCCTATATATCTAGTCATTTTGTTTCCTTAATTCCATACTTGGTAATCTTTTTCTTCTTCACCATTCATGATTTCTTCCCAACTTGGTCCACCAGGATACAATGGACTTTCTGGCATATACTTGTTGCCACTTTGAGTCATTGCTTGATATCTAGGATCCATACCAATATACTCAGGCATGTTGTGTGGGCTATCATGTGTGATTGGGAATAAGTGATGTATGCCATATCTTATACAGTCACCAAGACCGTCAATGTGTGCATACTTTTGTTCTGTATACTTTACTAAACGTTTGCGTGATGCATCTTCAAAGTGGTATGTTTGTAATGCGTCTAATAAAAACTTATCATCAGGTCTTACAACTAAACCACCTCTTGCGATAAACGCATTGCTTGTATTGTCTGTGTCTGATACAAGAGGATTACTCTTGCGTGTGTTTACAATTGTAAAGCCATACTTCTCAATGATTGTTCTATCTGTTACGCCAAACGCACTTGTGGTATCACGATTAACTTGACTACCACTCATGTCAATAATACTGTTGATTCTGCGTTTAGGAAAGTCTATACGTATTGCTTGTGCTATGCCTTCTGTACTGCAATCAGGTATGGCATAACTCTTAATAATTTCTATCTTACCATCGATTGATCCTGGTTTAATAACTTGTGCAACAACTGCGGTCATAACACGTTTGTTCCAGTCATGGAATGTATAGATATCTCCACCTCTATCACTAACCTCACCACAATGTTTTGTCTTGTCCCATGCATAGAAAAACATGTCTGCCACACTTTCCCATTGACACATGTAGTCTTGTGCAAACTTTAATGGGCTAATGATTCGTTTTTGTTCTTCAATAAAGTTCTTGTTACCACTACGCATCTCAAGGTAGTTGTAATGACGAACAATATACTTCTCAGGGTTTTCTTGAGCAAGTTTAAACATATCATAAAGAGGGCCCGCTCCATTAGGCGTGCTAATAACAATCAATCTACCTTGTGTATCAGGTTGTCCTACTTTAGGGCGTAATCGATTTGTTATCTCTTGTAGTGTATCACGTGTGTATAGTGCGGCTTCGTCTGCTACCCATATACCTACGTTTAATCCTCGTAAGTTCTCACGTTGTTCTGCACTCTTACAACGAATAAATGTGCCATTTGGAAAGCGTATTGTTAGTTCACTGTTGTTAATGTCTTTGCCATCAACTAAGCCAAAGTATTCTATACAACTTTTCTTTAGTGGCTCCCATATCAAAGACTTAATCATTGCGCCTGTTGGAGCACTGTAGATTACATCTTTGCCTTTGTGAAACTGAGGGTCACTAGCGAATATTGGCAATGCTATTGCCGCTAAAAATGTTTTTCCACTACCAACTGGCACTACATCTATGCAATGTTTGTTAGTAGTAAGCCAATCTGCTAGGATAGTTTTCTGCTCACCATACAAAGGAATTTCTATGTTACGCATTCTTCCAATCGATTAGTTCCGTCGTTGGAAATGTAAAGGCTGCACCTAATGCTTGACCTTTACTAGTAATATCTTGTGTTGCAACGTCTGCAAAATAGTATTTGGCAAATGCTGTTTGGTACTTAAACAACATTTCATAGTCACCACGCAACCTTGCTTCATGCATATCACGTGCTAAATCTTCTTTAAGACTACTTCCATGAATCTTTTTGTATTCTTCTAGGAACTCTACACCTTGAATCTTGTTTGTTGATCCAGTTTTTCTACCACTGCCAGGTCTTGCACCACCACGTTTGCTTTTTACTTTTAATTTGGTTTCTGCCTGATTGTTTTTCATTGGCTCTATATCGAATGTATTAGCCAAACTATCATTGACAATGTTTTGGTCATAGTATGTATTTTTAATCATTTAATAATCCTTCTTTACG